CAACAGGATTTCCTATTACTATTATAAGTAACGGACAGGTTACTACTGATCAAGGGTATGAATATATTGTTGAAGATATTAATCAAGATTTCTCTTCCTTATATCTAACATCAAATCAAAAGATACCAGTAACCTCAACTCAACAATTCAACCTATTTACTCCAACTGAAAGTGCACTATACGAACAGAGCCAGTTTATAGGAAACAGCGACAGGATACTACTTAACGGTCGTGATACTGTACTGCTAACCGCAGCTAACGAAACAGGTATAAAAGCTACCGATGTATACTTAGAAGGAACTTCAAATGTAGGTATTAATGCTACTAAGATCCAATTAGGAGAGAAGAACACTCAACCTTTACTGAAAGGAGATGATACTGTAGAGCTATTAAAAGATCTTCTCACAGAACTACAGAACGTCGGAAAACTACTAACTACCGCAGCAAATAGCGCAGGACCTGTAATTCAAGCAGTAGACGCAGGGTTTAGTTTAATCGAAAGAACTGGTACTTTACTCAGTAGATTAGAACCTTTGAAATCAAAAAAATCATTTACTGAATAATGGCATTAGAAGGCTTATATAGAATAGTACTCAGTAACAAGCACGCTATCGCTCAGAAAGCAACTGCAAGAATAGAAGACCTTGTAGCCGAGTATATACCGGATAGAGAGAATATTTCTTGCCCTTCTCCTGCAGAATTAGAAAGGTTGATTCGTATACGAGAAAACATTTACGAACCTTTAGTAGGGTTAAATAAGAGGATCGAACCTATTTCTAATTTTGTTGAGAAGATTCCACCTATTGTCACAGCTTTAAAAATAGTAGTTAATATACTGAAAATATACCCACCTACTCAGTTTGCTGCTACCCAAGCTAGTAAAGTTATAGAAAAGTACGAAGATGAAGTAATCATAGCCGCTATAGTAATTACTAGCGTTATGGATACGTTAGAGAAAGTTCTTAAAGAGTTGAAAGTGTTAGAAGATTTAATAAACTCTTGTGCTGAAGAAGGTATCTCTGATAATCCTGATATCGCAGCAGTACTTTCAAACGTTACTAAACTAACTCAAGAGACTCCTCGAGAAGCATTATATAAAGAGCATTTAATAAAAGTAAACTCAGAGCAAGTAGGACAGTTGACACGTAACTTTGTAGAAGTTACTAACCCAAAAGGAGAGAGAGTTTATGTAGGAGATAAATCATTCTCAAGCTCTATACAAGTATTAATAAACGAAGCTAAGTTTGAAGTAGACAAACTTCTACAGTAAAACTATTTATAATTATGAAAGCATCTGATTTTAAGAAAATTATTAAAGAAGCAGTAAGAGAAGCGATTAGAGAAGAACTTACTCAAATGCAACAACCAGTACAAGAACAGGTTGCATCTCAACCTATCCAATCTACTGGTAACCCTATTTTAGACGCCTTAAATGAAACCAAAGGCTCTATGACAGCAGAAGATTACCGTAATATAGGTGGAGACTTCAGAGCTGATATGGCTAAGAATTTCAACCGTAATGCATTTATGCCTCAAGGAAGATCTGCTAAACCAGTATCGGACGCACCAGAAGCAGTAGAAGCAGCAGTTGCAGCAGCACCAAAAGTAGGATTAGATTTATCTCAATTAGGTTTTGTAAACAAAGCAGCAGCTATCGTAAACACAGCTGATAGAAAGCAAAAAGAGAAGTATGGCCTATAATAAGCGTAAGATTGATCCATTAGATTTACAACCTAGAAAAGCTATCGGAGTATCCTTACCTTTTTCTAGCAGATCTGTATTCACATCTACATATCAAACTAAAGACGCAATCCGTAATAATCTTATTAACTTTTTCCTAACAGGTAAGAACGAGCGAGTATTCAATCTTAATTTTGGAGCTGGATTACGTAATCTACTGTTTGAAAACATTACACAAGATAAGGTAGATGAGATTAGAGAATTAATCTTAGAAAACCTACAGTTATACTTCCCAAGAGTAGTGGTGCAAAAGTTATCACTAGACTCACGACCAGATCAAAACCTGGTACAATTTGAATTAAAATACGCTGTATCAGAAACTAATATAGAAGACGAAGTAGCAATTAACTTTGAAGTATAATGGCAGAAGAGAGAGACATTAAATACGTTAATAAGACTTTTAGCGATTTCCGTCAGCAACTGATTGATTACGCTAAGAATTATTTCCCAGATGCATATAATGATTTTTCTCCAACATCACCTGGTATGATGTTTATGGAGATGGCTGCGTATGTAGGAGACGTACTCTCCTTTTATCAAGATATACAGCTACAAGAAACCTTACTACAGTACGCTCAAGAACCAGGTAACTTATATAGTTTAGCGTATATGATGGGATACCGTCCCAAAGTAAGTACTGCCGCATCTGTTGATATTGAGGTATTTCAACAAGTCGACGCTATTGGAAACGCACCAGATTGGGATCAAGCTCTGGTAATACCGGAAAACACTCAATTACAATCTACTGCCGCCGGTAACACTAAATTCTTCATCGACCAGAAAGTAAATTTTGGATTCTCTAGTTCTTATGATCCGACAGATGTTAGTGTTTACGCATCTTCCGGTAATACTATTAACACGTTTTTGCTTAAGAAAAAAGTAAAAGCATTCTCCGGTGAAGTAAAAACAAAAACAATATCAATAGATTCCCCAGAACGGTTTAAAACTATCACTATTGAAGATAGTAATATTATAAGTATCTTAGATATTGAAGACGGAAGTAATAATAACTGGTACGAAGTACCTTATTTAGCCCAAGATACTATTTTCGAGGAGTCTACAAATAGCGGAGCAGATAGTAATATCACTCCTTATCTACTAACTTTAAAGAAAGTACCTCGTAGATTTGTAACTAGATTTACTTCAACCGGTAACTTAGAAATACAATTCGGAGCAGGTACAACCGGTCAGAGCGACTCAGTAATAACCCCAGATCCGACAAACGTAGGACTAGGTACTCCGACTGGAGTGAGTAAAATTGATGTAGCTTACGACCCATCTAACTTCATGTTCACAGGTACATACGGGTTAGCTCCTGCTAATACTACATTAACTATTAGGTACTTAGTAGGAGGAGGAGTCGCTGCAAACATACCGGCAAACACACTTACTACAGTTGTGAGTCAAGGTACTGCTACTGGTACAGATACTTCTAAATCCTCTACAGTAGCTTACAATAACCCTAGAGCAGCCTCTGGAGGTAAGGACGGAGATACTATTGAAGAGATTAGACAAAACTCTTTAAGAGCTTATTCTGAGCAATTAAGAGCAGTAACCAAAGAAGATTATATGGTACGAGCATTATCACTACCAGCACGCTTTGGTTCAATAGCTAAAGTTCACGTCTTACAAGATCAGTTAACAAGTACTAAATCTACTACAGATAGTATTATTGACAGTAACCCTCTTTCGTTATCAATGTATATATTAGCTTACGATAATAATAGAAAGTTAACTACTGCCAGTGTTAATATGAGAGAGAACTTAAAACAGTATCTATCTCAATATCGAATGGTAACAGATGCAATCAATATTAAAGATGCATTTGTGGTTAACATTGGAGTGAAATACGATATTATTCTCAGACCAGGTGCTGTAAGTAGAGAAGTACTTCTTAGATGTACTCAAGCGTTACAAGAGCATTTTGATATACGTAAGTGGAATATTAATCAACCAATTAATATCGGGAGTATATATACTTTATTAGATAAAGTAAAAGGAGTGCAGACAGTGCAGAATGTAGAAATAACAAATAAAGTAGGAGGTAACTACTCTCAGTACGCTTACGATATTAAAGGAGCTACTAAGAATAACATTGTATACCCTTCTTACGATCCTTGTATATTTGAATTAAAAGAACCTAATGCAGATATCATAGGTCGTATTACTTCATTTTAATATTTATTAAAAAACCATGGCAGTATATAAAATATTTCCTGAAAAAGACGCTACACTCTACTCTGAGTTCCCTGTGATGAATACAGGTAGAGATGAGATTTTAGAGATCGGATCCTACTCAAAAGGAACTAAAGACCATGTAGCCCGTACTGTCATCGCTTTTGATCAATCTGAAGTAAACGAAGTACTACTTACACATGTATCTTCAAGTACTAGAGCTGCTACAGACTTTAGCGCTTCGTTAAGACTCTATTTAGCATCTGCAAACGAATTACCTACAAGCTACACAATATTAGCCAACCCTGCGTATGTGCCGAGTACATTTACTACGTGGAATGCAGGTAGCGGTAAATACGGCGATATACCTTCAAACTCATCTGGAGTATCTTGGGCATATACTCAAAGCACAGGATCAGGTGGATGGACAGCAGATCAAGTATCCGGTGACACTGAGTTTAGCTACTCTGGTAGCGTTGGCGGTGGACAGTGGTATGTAGAGTCTGATAACTACACTTTTAATTCCTCCCAAACACACACCGTAGTCTCTACACACGATATTAATATTGACGTATCAGACGGAGTCAAAGCTCATTATGAAGAGGATATTGATAACGCTGGATTTGTATTAAGACTTACTGGTAGTTTAGAATTTAACTCTTACGCTAATTCTAGACAATTGATGTTAAAGTACTTCTCAGGAGATACACATACTATATACCCTCCTTGTTTAGAAATTAAATGGGATGATTTTAGTGACGATACTAACTTATCAGACATCACAGATTCAAACGCTGTAATTAAAATTAAAAATAATAGAGGAAGATATACTGATGAAGGGTTCCAAAAGTTTAGATTACACGTAAGACCTAAATACCCGGTTAGAACTTTCTCTACCTCTTCAAATTATCTCGCAAACAACGTACTACCTTTAGAATCATACTGGGGGATTAGAGATGAGAACACTGAAGAAATGGTAGTAGATTTTGATACAACGTATACTAAGTTAAGCAGAGATAACAACGGAAATTACTTTACAGTACACATGGGAGGGTTGGAGCCGGAAAGATATTATCGTATATTATTAAAATCTACTATTGACGACTCTACTAACATCTACGATGAAGATTTAGTATTTAAAGTAGTACGTAATGGCTAATACAAAAGTACAGATAAAAAAGACAGTATACGATAACACGGGACTTTCTAAAATCGTAGATAGAGAGTTTCGTTCATTCGGTGACCCTGCTCCCGAGCAAGATCTCGATACCGTTACAGAATTATTCAGGCTTTACGACAAGTTGTACTTAGACATACCAGTAGAAGGAGATAGCAACTCCCATAGATACTTAGTACAGAAAAGCTCAGAACTACTAAATGTAGATTTAGATAACGAAGTAATCCAACCTTTATTAGATGAGATTGCAGAATTGAGACAAGAATTATTAGAAGCTAATCAAGAGATTGCTTCCCTTAATATACAGGTAGCAAATGGCGGAAATTAAATATACAGTAGTTCAATCTACACTTGACGGAGTAGGTTACGAAAACTTTACCGAACAGGATAGATCTGTAGTTGATTCTTTTGAAATTAATTCTGCTTTCGATGAATCTAGAGATAATATAGAGCTTCATATATATGGACTAGACGGTACTCTTTTAGATTCTAATCTAAATTATAGAGGCGCTCAACAATTACAAGGAGCAGAAAACGGAGCAAACCTGACTATAGATCCTGAAAGAGATGCTTTAGCAGCAGGATACGATCAAGGTGGGGTGAAATTACTTTACAACTTCTTAAGCAACATCTCACCAGAAGAATTCTTTATTCAAGAGATTTCTGCAGATAGAACAGAGTTAAGAGTACTGCCAGTAAATCCTATTTACAACTCTGCTGAACTAGTATCTCAATTAAAAGATATCGTAAATAGAGGCGCTTACTACTCTGAGTTTCGTTTAAATTTCGGCGGTAACGATTTACTAATTGGAGTAAATGTAGAGTTAAATAACAGTATACTTCTTAAATTATACGAACCTCTACCTGTTCAATACTCTACTAAATCGAGATTCACTTTTGATGAAATAGTATCTGATAGCGTAGTTTTTGAAATTGAAGCAGAGTTTATTCCTGATGCACCCGTATACCCTACATTAAGAGGAGCTAACTTTAATATTGATACAGGAGAAGAAAAAGTACAACCTACCGAGTATCTATCTTATGATCAATTATACAGTTACCCTGTAACAAGCTCACT